AAGCAGATGCAACAAGTTTGGATGCACCGATTGTCGCTTTGGAGTTACCTGCCGGTGAGATCATCACAGGACTTGATTCGTATTTGAACTATATTTTGATTGGCACTACGACAGGTATCCGTGTCGCTACGTCTGATACTGACGGGAATCTTGTTGCGGGTCCGTTGATTGTGATTGGTTCGTCGGTTACTTCGTTTAGCGGTGAAGGCAGATTTGTTTGGTTTAATTGGACTAATTTTGATGCAACTTCGACAGGGTTGGGTCGTCTTGATTTGGGTGTGTTTATTTCAACGAACCAACCTGCGTATGCTTCTGATCTAATGGTGACTGCGCAGGGTGCTGTCAGTTCGGTGAACACGATTAATAGTCGCCCCGTGTTCGTTGTTGTCGGTACCGGTATCTATGTGGAACACGCTACTGATCTTGTGTCAACAGGATATTTTGAGTCAGGCATTTTCCGTTGGGGTGTACCGGATGCGAAGTTCATTCCGAAGTGGGATATCAGGTGCAGACCGTTGAATGGTTCTGTGACGTTATCTATCAAATCTGATGGCGGGTCGTACCACAATTTTCAGGCGTACACGTTGCCTTTAGGTAAAGAGAAAACGTTTAACGGTTTAGAGGAAAGAGTGTTCGAAACTGAAGCGAAGATCACTATTGGTAGGTCGGCTACAGATAACACGGCTTGCCCTGAGGTGACTCGTTGGATGGGTCGCGCTTATGCTGCGCCGTTGCGTTCACAAATTTTCTCGGTGCCACTAATCATGCACCACAAACTGAATATCCGTGGCAGGGAGTATTTCCAGGATGTTGACAACGAGATGGCGTTTTTGCGGGATTTGGTGGACACCCCCCGTATTGTCACCTATCAGGAGAACGAAGAGACTTATTCGGTGATCGTGGAGAATGTCCAGTTTGAGGTTTTGGATGATTCAAGCATTCATAACCGTTGGGATTGGGAAGGAACTGCTACTGTTATTATGAGATCGGTGGCATGATATAGTATCGGAGACTTATGGCAGCAGTAACTAGACGACAGTACAAAGGTGCGGCGGCGGCTACTACGACGACGAACGCTCTTAGTGTTTCGGATACTTCGGTGACTTTGACAGCCACTACTGGTTGGCCTTCTACTGCGGCTGTGCCGTTTTATGTGGTGATTGATCCAGGTACTTCGTCTGAGGAGAAATGTTCGGCGACGATCTCGGGTTCTACTTTGACTTTGACTCGTGCGCAGGATGATACAACTGCCGCGGTTCATGCTTCGGGTGCGACGATCTATCCGGTGTTTACAGCTGATGAGGCTGATGAGGCGAACTTGTTTGCTTCGACGATGACTACTCGTGGCGACTTGTTGACGATGGGTGCAGGTCCTACGGTTGCCCGTATCGCTATCGGCACTAATGGTTATGTGCTAACTTCTAATGGTACGGATGCTGCTTGGGCGGCTCCTGCTGCTTCTGGTTTAACTTCGGGTGATGATTCGGCTATAGTTTTGGGTTCACAGATTTTCGGTTAGGAGATAACAATGGCAACATTCAGCAAACAGATTCTTAGCGGTTCAACGAACGGGCGTGGTATCGCTGTCGCTGCAACCGCAACGCTTGGCACAACGATTCACGCTACAGGCACATCGTCATCTATTCTTGACGAGATTTGGTTGTATGCGAACAACATTCATTCATCGGCTGTTACTTTAACTATTGAGTTTGGTGGTGCTACTACTACATCGGATTTGATTCAGCAGTCTATTGCTGCGACACCTAGCGGTTTAGTCTTGGTCTGTGCTGGTCTGATATTGCGTGGCACAGGTGCGGCTGCGACTACTGTTACTGCGTTCGCTGGAACGGCGAACAAGATTGAGTTGTTTGGTTTCGTAAATAGGATTACCTGAGCCGATGTCTAGATACGGTCAAAGAACTTTACTTCAACAGCCGACTCTTTCTACTTGGGGAAAGGCTGCTATTCCTGATTTTTTTGTTGACGCGTTAGTTATTGCTGGTGGTGGTGGTGGCGGCGGTGCGTCAAATTCTGTTGCAGGCGGCGGCGGTGCAGGCGGATACCTTTCCGTCAGTGCTTCTACGTTATCTTTAGCGCTTTCGACTAACTACACAACTACTGTTGGTGCTGGCGGCGCAGGCGGTATTGGTAATAATAACGGCGCAACAGGTAGTAATTCTGTTTTTAATACTACTACTTCAACTGGTGGCGGTTATGGCGCTGCGCAAGGAAATGCTGGCGGAAATGGTGGTTCAGGTGGCGGTGCTGGGTGGACTAACGCAACTGGCGGCACAGGCACATCAGGTCAAGGCAACAATGGTGGTGGCGGCAACACAGCCACAAACGCATCTGGTTCAGGCGGCGGTGCGGGTGCAGCGGGTGTAAATAGCGGTGCAGGCGGTGTCGGACTTAGTTCATCAATTACAGGTAGCGCAGTATTTCGTGCAGGTGGCGGCGCTGGAGTTCTTTACCCTAGCACATCGTATGCAGGCGGTAATGGCGGTGGCGGCGCAAGTGGCGCAAGTGCAAGCGGTACAAATGGCACAGCAAACACAGGTGGTGGCGGCGGCGGTTCAACTAGCGCAGGCACAGTTAATGGCGGTTCAGGCGGCAGCGGCGTAGTGATTCTTCGTTACCCAAAACAATACATAATCACAATCGGCGCAGGTTTAACAGGTTCAACATCAACTGATGGTTCATATACAGTCGCAACAATTACTGCTGGTTCGGGAAATGTTAGTTGGGCTGCATAATGGCACACTACGCATTTATAGATAGCAACAACAAGGTTGTAAAAGTAATCGTGGGTGTTCATGAAACTGTCACGCAACTACATAACGGTGTAGAAGTTGGCGGTTCAACCGAAGCGTGGGAACAGTTCTACGAAAACCAACCGTGGCACTCAGGCTTAACTTGCAAACGCACTTCATACAACGGGAACATCCGTGGCACATACGCAGGTATCGGTTACACCTATGACCCTGTTGCTGACGAGTTTGTTGCACCTGTAGTTGAAGAACCTGCCGAGCCTTAAAGTGTGGGTCGCAATCTAACAAGGTGGCTTATACCGCTACCAGCAATCCTGTTCTCGTTCTTCCCCGATCAAGTAAACGCTGAAGCAACTTATACAACTTGGACTTGTCAAACAGGTAACGGTTCTTGGCAAATGCAACAACCCGAAGCCGACTATTTGGCTGGACTATATCCGACTTGGGCTGACTGCATTAACTGGCAAAATGGTACACCACAGCAACCGTATGCTTGGTCATACGGTGCTTCAGTAACCACCACGACTTCAACGACATCAACTTCCACGACAACCACAACTTCGACTACTTCAACCACCACCACAACAACCACGACCACGACAACCACAAGCACCCTGCCAGAAACAACAACCACAACTTCAACCACGACTTCATCTACGACAACCCTTCCCACATCAACGACCACAACCAGCGAGCCAGTTCAGACAAGCACAACCACATCAGTTGCAGATACCACGACAACGACAACCACAACAACTTCAACGACTGTTCCCCCAACCCCAACAACGACTGAACCCCCCTACACACCGCCTCAAACAACGACAACTACTCCCACCATCGAGCCTCAACCTGAACCAGCCACACCCGAACCCGAAACCACAGTTGACGAACCCGAAACCACAAAACCAGAAACATCTACAACCGATCTTCCCGATCCTGTTGAAGAACCTGTTGAGCCTGACGAGACAACCATTCCTGAGACAACCGTTCCCGTTCCCGAAGTTGAGCCTGCTCCTGACGAAACAGAACAGCCAACAAACACAACACAGCCGCAGGAATATACAACAGAAACAACACTAATAGAAGAAACGAATTCATCACCCACAACCCTACCCGAAACCGTAATTGAAATACCAGCAGATGAACCAGTCACCGACGAACAACTAGAAGAAATCCTAGACACCCTCACCGAAGCCGCACCTGAACAGATAGTCGCAGCCATCACCCAACTCCTCACAGCAGACATCACATCAGACCAAGCCACCGAAATAGCGTCAAGCCCCGAAGTTCTAGCCGCCATCACCGAAACCCAAGCCAAACAACTATTCGAACAAATCGAAGTAGAAGAACTCACCGAAGAACAACTAGAAGCCTTCACCGAAGCAATCCAACAAGCCCCAACCAAAATCAAAAAAGCATTCGAAAAAACCATAGACATCTTCGGCTCACAATTTGAGAACTACGTACCAACAGGGTCAAACATCCCTGTAAAAACACGCCGAACCCTAGTAGCCGTAGGAGCCTTAATCGCCGCAATCCCATCTACTAGAGTTAGACGCTAATGAAACGCATCATCACCTACATCATGGAGAACACTTGGACATGGGTTGGCACCGGCATGGTCCTAATCACCTTGTCAGGTCCAACCCTCAGACAAGCCCTGTTCCTTACAGGTGTTGGTGTTCTGATACACTCGCTGATATCCCTAACACAAAAGGACACAGAATGAACTCAGCAATCGCAAAAGCCCTCGACCTCGGACAACGCCTCATATCGCTGTTCATCGCATCAGCCCTACCGATCATCACCGGTGGCGCAATCCTCGGTGTCGATGTCGTCAAGTCGGCTGGTGTCGCAGGACTCACAGCCCTGTTCGGTGTTGTACAGAAACTTGCAGCAGCGTCGGTTGATGGCGAGTTGACAGCAGAAGAAATCTCGGCAGCGTTCGGAACACCAAAAAAGAAAGTAGCAAAATAATGTCAGCAAAAGGCGAAAAGTATTCTTCAAAAAAAGCGAAGATGAAACACGAAAAAATGGAAGGTCCTAAAGACCGCATGAAAGAATACGGCAAGAAGGTTAAGAAAAAGAAATGAAAAAGCCTGTTTGGGAAACCAAAAACCCTAACAAAAAATCTAAGAAACTGTCACCAACAAAAAAGGCTGCCGCTAAAGCATCCGCTAAACGAGCAGGCCGCCCATACCCGAACCTGGTTGACAACATGAACGCAGCCAAAAAGAAAAAGTAATGCCCAAGACTGCTGCTTGGCAACGCAAAGAAGGCAAGAATCCTTCCGGTGGGTTGAACGCTAAAGGTCGCGCATCATACAAGCGTGAAACTGGTGGCACTCTTAAACCGCCTGTGTCTGCTGCGCAAGCGAAACGATCACCGAAAGCTGCGGCTCGACGCAAATCGTTCTGTGCAAGAATGTCAGGTATGCCAGGTCCAATGAAAGACAGTAAAGGTCGCCCGACTCGTAAAGCTTTGGCGTTACGAAAGTGGGATTGCTGATGCCTAAAAAAGTTGCGTGGGATTACATCGTTCCTATCGTTATGCCAGCCGACCTGAAAGGTGTTGAACCAGGGAAACTACCTGAGAACTTGTTGCGCCCGATTAAGGGTGGCGGGAAACTGCATTGGCGGGCTGCTGACGCTTGGAACGCTATGGTTACGAAAGCCACATTGGATGGCCTTGTTCTTAAACCGACTAGCGCAGGCGACCTGTATCGTTCTTACGAGTCACAGAAGGCATCGTTTTTGCAACGGTATCGGCTTGATCCGATTCCTGGTGCGTCAACGAAAACGTTTGAAGGCAAAACTTGGTATCTACGAAAAGGTATGGCGATGCTCGCCACCCCAGGCAAATCAAACCATAATCTCGGTTTGGCT